TGCTTGCCGTTGCAACCTCTGTTGTGATGTCTGTGATGTTGCCACCAAATAAAGTGCGATAAGTGTTGGTGCTATCTTTGACTTGTAGGGTTATGCCATCATTGATTTCTAAATTATAGTTTTCATTGTTTAATGCAACCAATTCAATTTGCATATAAGATGGATTTGGTTGGGAATAAATATCCTCACGACCAGCCTGATGGGCAATGTCAGATATTGCAACATTTGTGTATTCCACCGCATTGATTGTCAGTTTCCAATCGGGAGTAAATACAGTCATTATCCGCCCTTGATGCCGTTGTTATACAGCTGTGGAACTGATCTAGATGCGCTGTTATTTAATACCTTTGCAACCGCTCTTGCAGCACCCTCAGAATCTACTGCTTGAACTGTAATGTTATTAACTGTTGTGCCAGCCCTTGCTGCTCCTGCTGCTAATTGTGCAGCTGTCGCTGTTGATGCTCCCATATTTGTAGCAGCGTTGCCTCCAGATATTGCACTATTAGCAATGCCGGTGGCAATACCTGCGCCAGCCAAAGCCACAGCTCCAGCAGCTATGTTTATTCCACCAGTTGCAAATGCACCAGCGACACCGGCAGCCGTAGCTGCTGCTTGAATTGCTCTAAAGGTTGCCACTAAAGCAGTTAAAGCAGTTATGTATTCATAAACTTTAGTTGCAACAAATACAAATGCAATGACTTTTCCAATTTCAATAAGTGTATCTTTTGCTTCTATTATTTTTAAGCCGGCAGTTCTGATTGATTCGCCAAAATTAAAGGCACTTGTTTCGGCCTCATCAGCTGCTAATCCTGAACCTGTCAATCCTGCAATAAATTGATTTAACGCTGGCACAGCAGATGCTAATAAAAATGCAGTTAATTGATTTACCGCTGGTAATAAAGCAGCTCCAATACTTTCCTTTGCCTCATCAATTGCTATTTGAATTCGTCTAAATTGTGCCTCTGTGGTTTCTGCTTCATTTTCTGCAAAATTGCCAAAAGTGCGAGCAAGATCTTTATAGACTAAATCAAAATCCTTAGTTTTTAATATGCTTTGATCTATACCAAGACCAAGCCTTCCAAGTGATGTTAAATTTCCATCATATGCTTTACCAAGCGCATTAGTAACGGCTTCTAAAGGTTTGCCTGTAGCTGCCGTAATATCCAAAGCAAGATTTAATAATTTCTGCGCTTCTTCAACATCGTTTGTGGATCTGACTAATCGAGCAAATGCTGGTCTTAATTCATCATCAGTAATACCAATTGCAATAGAGGTTTCATCGATATAGTTGGCAACTGCTTTAGTTTGAGCCTCTGTTGCTTTGGTGGATGCCCGTATTGTTTCCTCAAGTTTTCTTTGGGCTGCTTCATCCTGAGCTGCATTTTTAACCGCTTGAACTGCAAAGGCTGTTGCTGCTGCACCAACTGCTGCAAATGCTAACGCCGCTTTTTTACCAAAATCTGAAATTTTATCAGCACTTGATTCAACTGATTTATTCGCATCGCCTAGACTCTTTTTTAACTCATCAACATCAGCAAGAATGGATAATTTAAGCGTGCGATTACCGGTTGCCATTAGACCCATTCCTTAATGATGCGATTGAAACTTTGTTCCCATTTGTTAATTAATTCAGGCTGAATTCTGCGAAGGGTTGGATAGATAAACCATCCACGACTACCTCTGCCTTGCCGTCCTGAATATGAAGGGAACTGCTTGAACTTATTAGATCCAAACTCCATACCACCCCATAAGGTCTGCGTTGTAGCCCCACCCGAAAACTTTTGTCTTGCGAAACCATAACGGAACTCACCGATTTTGCTTGATTTCGAAATGCTAACGCCATCCGCAATTCTTTGCGCAACCTTGCCAGATTTTTCTCTGCCTTTAGCTGCTTGCTTAATTTCCTCTGATGCAAAATACGCCAAAGCAGCAGATTGACTTCTTGCTTCATCTGTTGCTTGGTCATCCATAAGTTTGAAAGCCTTGTATAAATCACGCAGATCGTTTTTATTGTATGCAATGGTTTCAGTTGCCATTTCTTGCCTCCAATATCTCGATCGCTGTTAATATGTCATCCGCATCAACCCATTCGCTCATTGGAATATGAGTTGCAATTGCCAACTCAACCAATAATCTGTTTAGGCTTCCTGCTTTGTGGCTTTTGGGTCTGCATCACCGACTATTACATCGGCTACTGTTTCCATCCAAATATCCATTGGTTTGACTGGCTTGCTTCCGGCAATCTCACGCCTATGAGCATGATAAGCCAAAAACATAAGATCCCAAATACCCAGCTTCTCGGATGCTTGTCCAATGACATTTCCTGTCTGCTTTTCCCATTTCGCCCACTCAGGCGGTTGGGCAATATAAGTTGCTTGCTCGCCTGAGCTGTATTCAATTGTGATTGGTAGTTTCATTTTGCTCCCGTTGTTAGATTTTAACTAAATGTTTCTACTACTGCGCCCTTTGATACTGTGAAAGTAAAGGAAACAGTTTGTGCATCAATTCCTGATCCACCAGCAGTTGGAAACTCTGGCTTTACTGGAAACACAAATTGCGCTCCTGATGCAGCTGTAAGTGTCATACTGATATCTGTATCTGGTGCGCTTTCAGCAGCTGCCCATAGAGCCTCGCAAACTGAGTTTGCCTTGCCCCAATCAGCCAACATATCCAATTGGAATGTTCCTGAAATGTTTGTGGTCTTGTAAGCCTCGCCCTCCATCGTCTGATAAACCTGTCGCTCATTGACTTTGGTAAGAACTGCATTTGTCGCTTGTGCTTGAATATCTGTTCCACCTGTGAAAGATAAACCAACATCACGACCGGTAATTACGACTGTTGCCATGATTTCTCCTTATATTGTTTGCGTGTAGTAGGTAGATACTCGAACATCTGCGATAAGCAGCGTTGATGCACCAACTTGAGTGACTGTCGGTCTTTCAACCGAGCTGACAATGTATCCAACTGGAATAACTGCCAGAACACTTATAATCAATTGCTCGATATTGTCGAGCGATGCAGGATTGCTGTTATATGCAACTGCAACTGTAATTGTAAAATTAATTTTGGCTCTGATATTGGTTTTGCTTATTGTTTCAAATTCTAAGTAAGGCGAATCTGGAACAACCACCACAGCCGGTGGAATTACTGTTTCAGGCACAAATGAATAAACATTTCCTGCAACAGTAGATAAAGCGGTTGCTAAAGGTGTGCGGATTTGTTGAAGGATTGTTTCATTAGGCATTTATTGAGCCATGCCTTCGGTATCCATGTATGAGCCGAGCAAGCCAACGCATTTATTAAATAATGATCGACCCATTCTAAATGGGGTTGGCGAAAAATCTACTCCTTCGATTTGCCCTCCGCCGGCAAGTCTTGCTTGAAAGACTTCGACTGAAACTGTATAGACGGCTGACTGAACAGCTGCGTTTCCAACATAAGTTGATGCGCCAGAAAGGGTAGCAGTTCCGGATGGGATGACATTAGCTTCGAGTACATCGGCGTTAGTGATCGATGCTGAAAAGGTATATTGTCCAAGATTGTCTGCCAGCACAACTCTTGTTCCGTTGTAAGGTGATCCGCATCCTGTGATGACAACTGATTGTCCTTCGGTAAATTCATGAATTCCTAATGTAGTAAATGTAGCAACATTGTCTGACAATGAAGTTGCTTGAATTGGTGCTTTGAATGTAACAAGCATTGGCAGAATAACAGTTTCTGCTGTATCAATAATTTGGTTTAGGTAAGTATCGTCATACAAGGCAGATGACACGCCGAGCACACTTCGAAGCTGTGAGGCTGTAATTATGCTTGGCATGTCATCTCCTTTAGGTCTCCCATTATTAGCTGCCTAGGATCGGGAGCAACCCTAGGCATTAAGTTGGGCTAAATTAGTTCTTGTTGAAGTGAACTGATCCGTTAGCGATCTTGGTTGCAAGTGCGCCATAGCCATAGTAAGCAACAGATACTTGACCAGTTGCTGTTACATCTGAACGAAGTTGTAAGCGTGGGCTCTCATACCATGTGTATGACTCTGGATTGATTACAAACATTGATCCATCGCCAGTTGTGTATGTCAATGCTGATAGTGAACGAGATACATAAAGATCAAGTCCCGCAACATTTCCACGAAGTGATTGAGGCCCTACTGCTCCACCTGCGTTTTGTGGATTTGAAGCATTGTAAATTGGGCGACCGGAATCGTTGTAACCCATGATATTGCCCCATTGCTCTGGAGATACTACGATGTTACGAGCAAATCCCAATGAGTTTGAATAAACTAATTGAGCAGCCTGTGCAGCATAAGCAAGAAGTCCTGCTGCTGTGTTGTCCTGTGCTGTTGTTGCAATTAAGCCAGATGAAATGATGCCGTTGGCAACAAACTTATCTGTTTCTTTTGCATAAGCAAATTCCATTTGACGAACCAATTCATCAAAGAATGCTGGTGATGAACGATCTAGCAATTCAACTGAGAATGTCTGACCACCGGCAAATTTCTTAACATTTACTGTTACGAAAGATGATGCCATGTCTGTTGTATCAATTGTTGCTGCTTCTGCTTCCTCAGCAACTGTTGGAGCAGTTGTGATCTTTGGAATTTCAAAAGTCATGCCTGATGCTGGCAAAACGCCACGAGAAATTGCATCAATTGATCCACGATCAGCATTTGAAATGCCGTTAATAACTTCTGCTGATTGTGGTGTTGGAATCAAGCCAGAGTTGTTGCTGGTTGTATCAGCAGCCATTACATACTGACGGCTCTCATCGTTTCCTAGTGCAGCACGAACTGAGTGCTCTAGGTATGTTGCTTTGTTGATAATTGGTGAGCGTGGCTTTGTGTATGCAACAGATTGTGCTGCTACTACTGCCACAGGCTCAGACTTTGCAGCTTCTACCGCTTCGGTTGCGATAGGAGCCTCAGATTTGACATCTGACACTTTGTCCTCCTGTGTTGTTTGATCCTCAGCGGTTGCTTCGGAATTCTCTGGTGTATTTGTTGCAACTACGGATTCAACTTTCGCTGAGGCAATAGCAGGATCAGACACCAAACTGACTTCTTGTAAAGAACTTTTTGAAATAACCATTGCGCCATCTTTATTATCCCATGCATCAACCATCACGCCAACAGAAAATCC